AACCGTATTAGTTACTCCATCTTGTATGAGTATAATCGTATAACTATCAGATCCATCTAAATCTAATTTAGCACTTTGACTAACAGTTCTTGTTAGACTTATGTTCTGACCGGATATGATTGTAGTTATCTGAGTATCTTTATCTTGTCCTATTTCTGTACCAACAATACGTATACCAACACCACCTTGCTTCAAAGAGTCTTCTTCTTTTGTTATAGCTAGTGCATCAAGAACATTAAGTAAATCTTCAAGAAAATTAACATCTAAATAATTTACATCTAATTCTGTAAACTCTAATTCTTCTTCTGCATCTAAAAAATCTTCGTTAAGAAAGTCTATATCAAGATCATTAAAGTCTAAGTAATCTGCGGAAGTTTGCGTTTGTGTTTGCTCCAAAGATTCTTGTGTTTGTTCAGGAGGATTAACAATAAGCATGTTGTCTATTAGATCTAATGTAATATCTAACTCTACGGGTGCTGTAGGATTATTTTCAAAAACAGATACCGTAGTTGCTTGATAGGGTTTGTTTAGTGTCACACTACCCATACCAGTAGAAACTATTATTTCCCCACTAGATATACCGTTTTCATCTGGCAATAGTATTACAAGAGATCTACCTAACTCATCTACCGTACAAGTAAAGTCTGTACCTCTAATAGCTATATCTGCGGTAGGAGTTCGTATGGATATATTGCTTTTGTTATTAAATTTACCTGTAATAAATCTTGCTGTACCGCTAGCAAACTTGAGCGCCATTTTTGATTTAGATGGATCAGGATCGTAGATGTATTCGTCTATAACCAGTTTGGAATGTTCGGTTAGTTTTACTGTAGAGCTATCTTCAAAGGTTATGGCAACTCTGCCCGCTTCTGTACGAACATCATCCATTTGTTGGATATCAAATTGTAATTCAGCCCCGTAAGTTTTGTCTCTGAGGATTTGTGCGTTGCCCCTAACTTCAGATATAGAACCTATATCAACAGACGAATGAAGTTGTTGCGTCTGACTGAGTAACGCAAACAGTACCATTAGAGCCAGCAGATGTAATTTTAAGCCAGTCATTATCAGATGTAGACTCCTGATCTATATTAAATGTTCTTGATGCCCCTGTATGATCTAGGTAAAAATATCCACCAGCATAACCATCTCCATCGTAGGTTACTGTATTATCATTACCATCAATATCCATATAATTAGTTGCGCCATCTACATCTATAGATGATGTTATTGTGTTTCCTGAACCTTGTATTGTCCAATCTAAATCTAAGTTAGCTGCGAGTGCAGTCATGGCGTGATTGAGAGTCATGGTGTTTGTACTACCCGTAACCTGGACATTCACGTTAGAACCATCTGCTCCTGTAGCATTAGTTTCATCTGTAGACATATTAAAAGTGTTGGTATCACCAATAAATGAAAAGTAACCTGTATAAGTATCGGCCCATATATCGCCAAGAAATTTATTTGTATTACCTTTTTGCAATATATCTAAGGTCATAGTTGCACCATCTAGATCTAATGGTGTCATATTAGAAGGTCCTGCCGCAGCATCCGATCCCCCAATAATGTTACCACTACCACCAACTTGTTCTATATCTAAGTTAGACGTTGCACCTGATTGCGTTATATATACCTCGTTGTCTGCTGTCACCACATTCAAAGATATAATTAAAAACAATAAGCTAATTACCGTTCTTTTTCTTCCAATAGCCTTGTTCATATCCTTCCTCTATTGTTTGTAAGACAGCTGTCTCGATAGCCATCTGTAAAGCAATATTTATAGACTCATTCTCTACTATACCGCTCTCAATTTCAACTAATTCGGTATTATTTGAATAAAATTTGAACACATCAGAAGAGACAGCAGCGCTTAATATTGACTTAGAAACTAGCACTTCTAATAATATTTTTCCTGTACTAACAGATACGGTACGCAAAGAAATTGTTACAGAATCTTGTCTATACTCCTTGGAGGCTCCAATACCTAAATATCTAGCACCAGCACCACCTGATTTTATATTAGTTTCATACCCTATTACACCCCCTTCCATAATAAGACCAGCAAAAAGCAACGGTTTAACTTTTTGTTTTTCATCAAATGATTCTCTAGTTGTACGTATCAACTGTCTTTCTTTTGTTAAATTATCTAAACCTTTTCTTTCTACCACATCAAAAACATTTGAATGTTTTAAGGCCCTAATTAAGTATGCATCAGGAGATTGTGTTATTGCCGTACTAAAACTAGCGTACTGACTATTAGATCTACGTTGACCTGTATCGTCTTTAAAAGATTTACCATATACAGCTACTACAGGTTTTTTTTCTGGTTTTGGTGATTCTGATAATTTTGTGAGCAAACTACCAACTTGAGCTAATTCAATAGATCTAACTGGTGGTATGCCGTTATCTAGAGGCGGTATAATTAAAGAACAACTAGAAAGTAAAAGAGCCGAGAGGTACAGTAATTTCTGTAGTATTGCCTTCTTCATCTGTAATTATTAGTGTTACTTTGTCGTCCTCTACTCTATATTCTATAGTGTTACCTTCTAATTCCAGAGTACCAAAATCAGATGCAGTTTCACCAAACAAGCTATCAACTAACTGTCTGCTAAGTTGTGCATATATTCTACTCTCTAAGTTACGTATAAATCTAGCTAACGTAGTGTTCTCGGCTTCTCTTTCTAAGTCCTCTGTATATGCTTTGATTTCTTCACGTATAGCTTCTTTTCTGTTGAACTCCTGGTTTTCTATAGTTAGGTAATGACTTGATGTGCCAACACCTGAGAAGCTAGGATTCTTAAACTTGTGAGTCATTTCATCTGCTTGTACTGATAAAACAACAAACATGATAATTATCATGCAAGATATTAATAATATTTCATCAGGTCTTTTAGGAGTCATTAGTCTTTTCTCTGATCGTCTCTATCAGCTTTTGCAATTTTATTGCTATCTATTAACTGAGGTACACCTAGTATGGTTTTGATTAATGTATCTTGTCTAATTATCTCGTTATCAAGAGATCTTACTCTGTCTATAAGTGCTACCAGGATCCCGTGTTGTGAATCTAACTTTGTACCTAGTCTTTGTTCCATCTGTTCTATTTGATCTGCAACCTTATCATCTAAAACATCTAACTTTGTTTCCATACCGTCAATAATACGGTTAATTAGTTTCCAAATAAAGAATCCTAGTCCTAACGCAGCAGCTATTGGAAAGCCTACTTCGTTAATAAATTGAACTGCTTGGTCCATTAATCTACCGGGGTATGTAGACCTTTTTCAATAAGAATGTCCCTGTTATGCATGTGTTCAGCCTCTACGTCATCTTTTGACTGACCATGATAAGCTACCGCCAGGTGACATTTAACCATCATTTGATTAATGTTTTTGTTGTCAACAACAACATCACCTAAGACTCTGCCGTATTTTCCTTTAGAATCTTTAAGCTTTGTTTGTATAACTACTTTTTTTCCGTCCTCAATAGCTTCTTTTAAGAAAGCCCCAGCCATTTTTCCTCTAGCCTTCTCATCTTTGTTACGAGTACGTGACTCGGGAGTATCAATACCATATAAGCGAACACGACACTTATGAAGAATATCAAAGCCAAGATCCAAAACAACATCAACGGTATCTCCATCAACAACTCTTTCCACTTCACAAGAATATTCATACATTAGATGTACCTAGTAGCTACAATACATGTAATAAGAACTGGATAGATGCCCCATATAAGAGCTTCTAGCCTTTTAAATTTAGCAGATCCTTCATCAAGTCTTTTTTCAATATACTCAAACCTAATAGCAGATTCTCTTTCGTATACTTTTAAAGATGTTATGTCAGAATCTTCTGTAGTCATTTATCGTCTTTTACTCTTTTGGTTGTGTAAGCTTCATTAACATCAGGTGTTGATTCATTATCACCAACAAACTTGCCATCTTCATCTCTAGCTCTAACTTGAACTCTTTTAGTGCCAGTAACTTTATCTACTAATTTACCCCACCACTTCATTACTTATCCTTGGCCTTGCCAATATTTAAAGCTAAAAAATCTATTAACTTATACAATTTTGCTAACCATTTATCTCCTTGAGGAGTTGGTGTAACCGCAGCCACAAGTGAGGCTATAGCAATAATAGCTGTAATCCACATAAAAATATTAATCCACATCATTATTTCTCTCCGATCTTCTTAGTGATTGATTCAACTTGAGCTTCTTTTTGCTGAGAAGCTTCTGCCATTTCTTTAATCTGTTCCATAGTTTGTTTGCGTAAACCAGCTATGCCTTCTATTTCAGGACCTTTCCAAGTGCCTCTTTCTACTGACGCATCTAATATTTGTAGTATATTTATAAAGTATTGTTGTTCCATATTTTTATCCTAATGTTTTCTTGACTGATGTTGGTGTAACTTTTTCTGTTATTTGTGCGTTTAATTGAGACTTAATTTCTGTAACTCTATCTGCCCCTAAAGCAGCTTCTACCCAACCTTGTACTGTAGCTGCATCAAGGCTAGACCAATTTGTAAAACTAGACAAATCAGATATATCTAATTCTTGACCTCCAAATCTAAAAGCAGTTTGTGGATTGCCTTCTGCATCATTATTAGCATCATCTGTTGCTGTAAGCACCCAATGTACTGTATGTACTACATTTGATTTACCGCTTTTTGTTGGGTACACATCACAAGTATTTACATCCCAAGTATAATTAATTGCCATTATTTTTCTCCTTTAACTCCAAGGTATAAATTGTTGAACACCAAATTGAACAGCCACTAATTTAGTTCCTGAACCACTAAATGTTACGTCTTCTTGTGCTATACCAACAATCATAGAAGGATTGTCTGTTGCTTTCATGCCTATACCAGCAGTTGATGAAGTGCATATACCATCACCTATTTCTATATTACCGCCTGAGTTATTACAAATTATATGTCCATCACCCAAAATACTAATCATGTGTAGATTGTTTGCATAAGTTCCAGAAGTCGGAACCATTGGATTTGGACCCATGTTAGAACAATAAGCACCTAAAACTTTTTTACTATTTGCTGATTGTGATTTTTGTACTGTGTATCTGATACTGCCTCGTTTATTTGTATCACTTAAATACGTTGATACTACTTCTACTAAAGTTCCGTAAGGATAAGCATCTGTATCATCAGATGGATTATCTGCGTCGGGTACGTTAACTTCGTGGTGAGCAGTAAACGCTCCATAGGTAACAGTACCACCAGAGGAAGTTATTGTACCTATGCCGTCACCATCACCATCTTGGAATGTAAGCATAGTGTTTGTTCCGCTATTATCGTCTGTGCCACATCTTATTGCTGGTCCAAATCTATTAGCGTTATTTCCATCACAACGAAACATTCCAGTAAATTTATTATTGGCATTTTGAAAAACGTCTAATTTTTGACTATTTGAATCTAATGTTTCTGTACCTATCAATAAACTACCATCAAGAAATCTTGCGTTTTCAGAACCGCCTGTTACAAAATTGATAGCACTACTGGTTGGTCTACTTATGCCTGTGTTTGTTTCACCTACAAAAGAATAACTAGGTGCTGATAATGCACCTGGAGTTACACGCATTACACTAGCAAAAACTTGGCTTTGGTCGGCTACTAATCTAAATGCACCATTATTAGCATCTGCTCTGAATACTTCTCCAGAAGATCGTATTACATTTAAAACGGCATCTGTTCCAAAAGAAGTACCAACAGCAACTATTCCATTATGGTTTACAGAAAACCTGTTAGCTGAATTATTATTAATTAAAAAAGTTTCAGA